CTAGGTGAGTAGTTGACAACTCATATAAATTACTGTAGAATATACATAAGTATTTTGTTATTATGACAATAGATTTTGATAAGTACACTCATTTCGTGGATGCTGTCACAAGCGATAGTTCTAAAGATTTTGTCTATCTTGCTGATCGTTTGGTTGAACTTGACAGAAAGGGTGCCAATATTGAACGCCTTACCACTGCTGCTGTTGGGATGTCTGCTGAGTCTGGAGAGTTCTTGGAGATCGTTAAAAAGATGGTGTTCCAAGGTAAGCCTTGGTCAGTCGATAATCGAGAGCATCTTATTATTGAGTTGGGTGACGTTATGTGGTACGTAGCACAGGCATGTATGGCACTTGACATCAGTTTTGATGAGGTAATTGAAGGTAATATTAAAAAGTTAGAGAAGAGATATCCTGGTGGTAAGTTTGACATCTCTGACTCAGAGAACCGTGCAGCAGACGACCTCTAATATACATCAGATATTTCCACTCTCAATATATGAGAAGAAAATATCAGGATTTTTACCATCACTCTACAAAAGTTTTGAGGATGGTAAGTTTGATAACTCTACAGGCAAAATTACAGGTGAGTTGAATGGTAAAGTTCTGATACATCAGGACATTAGACTAGCACCTTTCTTCCGAGAGGTTAAAAAGTCTGCTATTGAGTACCTAAAACATTTTAATATAGACAAAAAAGAATTTCAAATTAATTTTGTCAAAACATGGTTCACTATATGTGATCCTGGTCAAACATTTCCGATGCATTATCACTCATGTTCTCACATATCATATGTGTATTACATACAGGCATCTGGTGATCCTCTATTACTACATAAAAAGAATAGTAATGAACTCTTTGGGGACGTCTTTAAATTTTCCAATGAACAAAATCTTTACAACACTGACACGTACGGTATTAAACCTCAACCTGAGCATCTCATTATGTTTCCTGGTTCTCTTGAACATTATACTTCTACTGAACCTAGAAGACATAGACGAATTAGTCTTGCGGGTGATATTGTTTTGACTCTAAAGCACAGAACCGATACAGAAAGTGGACTAATATCACCCCAATACTGGAAGCACTTCTAAATAATATATGCTATAATATAAGCATATGGCAAAACTATCACTACGAGATCTAGCTGAACCCGACAGAACAGGTGTCGGAGTATCACGTGCTGCAGTTTTAGCAGATGTGATAAAGAAGGGCACACCTATTGAGTTAGTAAAAGGTGGTAAAGCGGTAATTACTATAGGAGTTGCAGGGTTAGATAAATTATTAGAAGATGCAGGGCAAGATGTTGGTAAAGAAAGTCCTTCACAAGCAAAATTGAAGAATGTTTTTAGTAATAAAAAACCTTTAAAGGCAGTAAAAAATGGTAAGTCAGAAAATATAGGACTTTCTGCCATAGAAAAGACAGAAATGTTTGGATCTACTGGTGGATCTGGTGCAGGAGCAAAAGAGACAGCATTAGCAGAATGTGCAGTTGCATGGTTTAGTGCAGTTAGATTTAATTCTAGTAAAGATTTGACAGAGATGCCATCTGATGCTGAGTTTGCTGCAGTTTCACATCTTGTGGACACTGATAAAGATTTAGATGAGATAAAAGAGTATCTTGATGGCAACATAGCATGGGTTATGTCTATCACTAAAACTGCCAATAAATTGTGGGGAGAGATGAGGATAACAAATGGGTACAAGTGGCATAGGGGTGGTAAATTTGTTGCTATGCTTAACGATCATTTTAAGAAAATTAATAATGATAAAGACTATTATGACCATCCTCCATTTGCTAACCTAAACAAGTGGTCACCCGCTGATATCTGGGCATGTGAGTGTAGCGTTACTAAAGATCAATTGACTGCAGCAACTAGTTTTCAGTCATACAACGCTTATCTAAAAGAAATGATAGACAAGAAAATACTATATGGTATTTCTTTAAAGAAAGCAGCGTCTTCTTCGATAACTTTAAGTAAGGTAAACTACACATTGACTAGACCCACAGCATCATTTGATAGTATATACTCCAAGTCATTTGAGTCATTAGATGTTTGGATGTATACAGAAGGTAAGATAGGTATAGAGATACAATTCCGTGATACATCTGGTGGAAGTGATCTAACATGGCAGGGAGAAGCGATAGGATCAGCAGCAAAGCATGGTAAAATAGGTGGAGGTGTGTATAGTAAAATTATAGAAGAGGTTACAGGTTCTCATTTATATACAGATGCAGATTTTCAGACGATAAAAACAAAAGCAAGAGGTGGTAGATTGACTGATGATTTTGTATCATTAGCAAATAAAGGAACAGTAAAAGAATATGTAAGTGGTCAGAAAAACCCTAACAAACCCGCTAATTATGAGGTTCCAGAAATAAATGCAGAGCTTGTTGAGTACCATTACAATAGAACAAAACATAAAGGACAGTGGGTATTCTCAAAATACATGGGTATGCTCCTGATAGACAAAATGATGAGTATGTCTAAGAATGATAGAGATAAAGTGTCAAATCTAATCGCACAATATGCTACATCTCAGCATACTTTATCTGCACCATTTTTAAAAACAATGTAATGGCGAATGTAACTCAACTCAAACACTTAGAACACATAGAAGACGAGATACTCAACCATGGATCTGCAGGATGTATGGCATCCGTCTCTGCTATGCAGGAATTGTTGCGTATGTTAGGTAAGAAACCTAGCAACGGTTACATGCAAACTAAATGGGATGGTGCACCATCAGTTGTATGTGGTAAACACCCTGTAAATGGTATGTTTTTTGTAGGAACTAAGTCAGTTTTTAATGTCACAAATCCTAAAATTTGTTACGATCAAAATGATGTTGATATACACTATGGTGATGCTAGTACTGACTTAAAATCAAAATTAAAAATGTGTATTCAATACTTTCCTTCCTTGAATATGGACACAGTATGTCAGGGTGATTTATTATTTACATCTGACGTGAAGGCAGAAGACGTGGAAGGTGAAAAATTATATACTTTTAAACCAAATGCTATTACATATGCAATACCTGTAGATCATCCAATAGGCATATCTCTAAAGAAAGCAAAAATTGGTATTGTATTTCACACATCATACACTGGCAATGACATCTCTACCATGACAGCAAAAGCGGGTGCTCCGAGAATGAAACCTACAGCAGATGTTTTTCTAGTAGATAACGATACACCTATGGATGACATATCTGTTGATAGATCTGTCTTGAGTAAATTTGACCAGAACATATCACTTGTTGAAACTATGTGTAATAAGTCTGGAGACTTCCTAGATCACCTTGTAGATAACATGGGGACTACAGGTGACAAAAGATTTCATGTAGCATCATATCTAAAACAGTTTTTTAATGCTGAAATACGTGGTGGTAAGTCTATAGGCAGTGCAGAATCAACTCTTAAGGCATTGGGTACATTCTATCATGAAAAAATGATGGCAGTTATTGATAAGTTAAAGTCAGATAAAACTATAACACAAAGAAGACAGCAGATGTATGATGGAATACAATACTTGGAGGACAATGCTGATAAATTTACTGCTATGCTTACTCTATACACAAAAATTATAGAGTGTAAGGATCTTGTTATGGCACAACTAGATCACCTAGAAACTTTTAGAACATATGTGCAGACTGATAAGGGTTATAAAGTTACTGCACCAGAAGGATATGTTCTACACCACAATGGAGATATGATCAAACTCGTAAATAGAATTGAGTTCTCTTACATCAACTTTACTTTGGCAAAGGCATGGAAATAGTTGACTATAAATGCGTGTATTTTACCTTTGGTAGGTTCCAACCACCAACTATAGGTCACGCGGAAAATTTTAAGGCAGTATCAAAGACAGCAGGACGTTGTGATTGGTTCATATATTTCTCACAAACTGTAGATGCTAAAGGTTCTAACCCATTAGATTCTGATAGAAAATTATATTATGCTAAGAAGATGTTCCCTACTTATGCAAAGCATTTTAGAAGTATTCCTGGCTCACCTACAGAGATATTAACTGAGTTACAATCAGAAGGATACGATGATGCTATGTTTGTTGTAGGTTCTGATAGAGTCAATGCTATGAAGTGGGTCAAGAAGTATAATGGTAAGGACTTTTTCTTCCGTAAATTAGATGTTATATCCTCTGGAGATCGTGATGCTGATGGTGATACCTTTGCAATTTCTGGTACTAAAATGCGGAGAGCAGCAGTTGCAGATGACTTTGATGCATTCAGAAAAGGCATACCAAAGGGTCTCAACGATAAAGATACGCGGAAGTTAATGGAAGAAATTAAAGCAAACATGCCATAGTGTATAAATATATTTGATATGTACATCTATATTAATGAAAAGTCTCTCAGACTTCACTAAAAAATCCAAAGTTGCGGAAGCAAATATCACCAAAGATAAGTTTTATAAAAACGAAGTCTATAAACAAGGTGAATGGGTTCTTACTGAGCAAGGACAAGTCGGTAAAATACACCGCAGAGGTCCTAACTACGTGCTATGTCTTACTGCAGAGAACACAAAGTTCCGCAGTTGGATCACAGACATCAAAGAAGTATTTGAGATTGGAACTGATGCGTATCGAGAGTATGTTATGTCAATTACACCTGGTCAGAAGACGGTTAAACCATCTGGGACTGTAAAGGTTAAAGAGACTATCCCAAGCAAACACCCTACAAATAAGATGGACAAACACGAGTCAAAAAGTTTAGCAGATTTAGCTGCTGAAACCTTAAACGTTAACGCTTCAGATCACTTAAATTCCGATAGAGCATTTAGTTATAATCGTTTCCAAGACGAGAACTGGAGATACGATTACTCTGCTAAGATGGCAAACACAGACATAAAAGGTCTTGGTGCTGATGGCGTAGGTGGTGGTGACGCACCTGGCATGAAACTTGCAGAACCAAAAGGTGAAGAGGGGAAACCAGAAATAAAAAAGGTAAAGCATTCATGTGCTACTAAGGTAGAACATGCAGAGTGGGGTAAAGGTAATACACTAAAAGAACAGCATACACTTGATGAAGATGGTACTATAACACATTACGATGTTATGTTTGAGCATGGACTAGAGCAAGACGTTCCAGTTCCTACACTAAACATACTTGTAAGTGAGATGCATGAGCATGTAATTAATACAGATAAGCA